ATCGCCAGCAAGATTAGCCGCATCTTGTCAGGTAATCCGCACGAGTCCGACCATTGGCGTGACATAGCTGGCTACGCCACGTTGATCGAGCGGTGGCTCACACCACCGGCTGACCTCGAAACCAAGTCTGACCGTTGATCACGCGGCAGAACTCCGGCTCGAGCAACATGCCGCTAGGTGCAAAGTGCAACACCACAAAACCCTGCGACCAGTTCACGGGGTTGTCTTCCGCATAGGCAAACTTGTCGTTATCAGGTCCGTAATCCGAAAGCGTGCCGCACTCTACGCCCCATCGAAGGCCATTGTAATCCGCAAACATAGTAGCCTGGAGCCGATGCGTGTGGCCGGTCACAATCGATTTGCCGCTCTTCAATGTGTTGTTATAGGCCCCATGAACGCCTTGGTGAATGCGATGCTTTACAACCGTATGCTCATTGAGCCATAGGCTTGTGCAGAACTGCCACGCAGGAAAATGGTCTGCGATGTCAAATCCTTGGACCTGTACATATTCCGGCGCTGCTTGAGCCAGCCTCGACATGAAGCGGTTGTCGTGATTGCCATCGGTCCACATGAGATAGCAGCCCGGAGGTGCATAAGCCTCGATCTCTGCGTGACGTTCCTTGACGGCTTCTAGTTCCTCGGCCACGCTCGGCGTCTGCACACGAGCGCCTGGAGGATGACGACTGATCTTTGCACCGTCGAAGCTGTCGCCGTTCATGATGACCATCGACGGCTGCAAGTCCTTGATGATCTCGATCATGGCTGCGAAAGCCTTGCTTCGCTCACCCGGCCAGAAATGCCCATCGCTGCCGATGATGACGGGGCCGACAACATTTTCTTTTAGCGCGCGGAAACCTTTTGTCGGCACCTCAATCTTGATCCGCTGGGCGGGCTGCGAGATCGTGTTCAGAATGATTCCATGCTTGCGCTCGAGGCTATCCCGTCGAGCGTTAACGCCTCGCAGGTTGAGGCCCAATTCTTTGGATACGGCGGACGGTGAGCCTAGACGCTTCCATGCGTCAATGAACTCTTGATCGGAGTACCTCTTAGTCATTCGCTACTCCTGCACGCGGCGAAAGTTGAGCCGCCAGATCACATCTGCAACTTGCTTGCCGAACATATCGATCTGCTTTTCTTCTGCTTCTGGGAAGACAAGATGCGCCACCTCATGGGCGGCTATTTCCAAGAGCAGCTTTGGTTTCTGGAGAAGCCGCGGGTCTAGCTGGATGTGGTCTTCGCCAATATAGGCCCAGCCCCAAGCACGCTCGCAGGTCTTCCATTCTATGGTGATCTTGCGGCGTGCCATAAATCAATCCTTGCATCGCTTCCGGCGGTGATCCCATTCGCCGCCGCGGCGGATGCAGTCGCGCCATTCCTTTTCTTTCTCAGGCGTCATTCGTTTCATTAGAAAAGGCAAAGATGCCTTGAACATAACAATGCCAAGGCCGAACCAAAAGGATGGCCTTTGAGCGACGAGAAAGCCGCCAGCGCCAATGCCGATGAACAGCACGACGATGGCGGCAATCTCGATCCAGTTCACTTCTTGGCCCAGATAGACCAACCAGCGGCGAATATAACTCCCAGTGCGCCGATGATCTCGTTCATGGCGGTGGCGTCAATAACTCCGGTTCCGACAACATAGCCGCCACCAGCCGCGAGAACGGCGCGAACAACGCCCCAGACCATTTCTTTTGTCATCACTTACTTCCTTTTGTTGTGCCGGGATATTGCTTCCACGGCAGTTGGTAGTGAGGGCCGTCCTGGAAAGTCTTCCAGTCACCGCCCCATTCGATAGGCACGTTTTCTGCTTTCGCAGCGGCCTTCATGGCTGCGGCGATCTTGTGATAGAGGGGCCAGTCGCCACGGTATTTCCCGCCAATGATGGCCCCGAGGTCGACGGCGTGGGAGTAGCCGTTCTTGGCGATGAGGTGGCGAGACTTCAGGGTCGTGGATGCTCCACTCGCCTTTAGAATCTTCTGCTCTTCGAGGGTGCGCGGGCCGCAGGTGATGATGAAAGTGAGGGTCTTGTCTTTCCAATCGCCAGCGCATCGATTGACCACACGCACCAGATCGGGATGAACGCCTTTAAGCTTGGCGAAGGACGCGCTGTTAAGCTTCATTTGCGTAATGCCTCTTCGATGCTGTCGAGCTTCGCCATGATGGCGCGGCTTGTCTCACGAATCTCCTTGATCTCTCGATCATGCGCTGTACGCGATGTTTCGGTCTGCGCTTGCAAGACGGCGATGGCAGTCTCGTGCGCCTGTTGCTGGCGGTAGATCACCCAGACAAACGCGGCCACTGGCGCGATGATCCATTGCATGATGGCCCCGAGCACTTTGAAGGTCTGATCGTCAATCATGGCACTGTCTCACGGAGAAGAGGCATATTCGCGGCGGCGGAACATCCAGACTTTTCCAGCGTCTATACCAGCACCAAAAGAACCGCCACTAGTTCTAAATCTAATTGACGCATAGAGAACTTTTTGGACAGTGGCGTCATACGTTCCTATAGTGTTTGTTCCAGAAACGTCGCTGCCAGCATAAGAACTGATTCTTGCTATGTGATTTGTCTTTGGTATCCTTGGCAACAGCACTTCCATGTCAAAACCAAAGAGTGCAGAACTCGTATTGTCGCCTATTTGCTCAACCTGATCTAACCTTGCGTCTGTCTCAAGGTAAAAAGAAATGTTTATCCCGTTGTTACTTACCGAATTATGCGACAATCCGTGAGCAACGATTCGATATTCATATCCGTCTACAAAATTAGGCGTCACAATGCTTGTTTGGACCCCGTTCACAGCGAAATCATAAATAAGCCCAGTCTTACCGTCGCCTATCGTCACTTTGTCGTGCGGATGCCAACCAGACACCATAACAGGAGCGCCAGATGCGCTCTCGGCAAGAGCAGAAGGATTGTCGCGCAATGCAGTCACCGTCGTGCTTGCAGGAATGCCGCCAACAGCAACCGCTGCGTTTGATATGCTCGTCCATGTTGTCATCAAAGCCACCTATACGGTTGAGGAGTCCCGCTCAAATCATTACCACTATCATCGAGCCAGCGCCACGGCTGGGCAACGCCGTTGACATCAAGCCCCGCATCGGTCAGCCAGGTCCAGAGCACGCCGCCCTTCTCGTTGTCTTCCGCTGTAAAGCGATATGTCAGGCCGTTGCGGGCTACCTCTGCCGAGGTGATAAGCCACTCGCCATCACGCGGCGCACCTGTGAAATCGACATCCAGATAGTGCCGTATCTGCACAACCGATCCGGTCCAGACGTTTGTGGCATCTTTGGCTGATAGGTCGAAGGTGATTTCCTTGCGAACATCCGAGAAGCGATCAAGGTATGTCTGTGCGAGAGCGTTGGCGATTGCCTGTGTGCTAATGAACCGGCAGAACAATTCCCTGATTTGCGGTTCGCCGCCATACTGCACTTGCTTTAGAACATCGATGTAGACCGAAACGCGGGAATAGTTGCTCTTCTCTGTCACGCTCGGGATCGGCGTGCGTTGCAAGTAGTAGACATGTGTCTGAGATGCGCGCTCTTCCGGCTTTTCCTCTATTGAGAAACTGCCAGCAACAATCGCATCGTCATCAGTCAAAATTGTAGGTGACGGCTGTGGCCTTACTGGCTCCATGAGAATCTTTTGGACGCGCTCATCCCACCACAAATTTGAGACGGCCTGGAGGCACACCTCTGCCAGAAGTTCTTCGATCTTGTCGGGATCGGTGATCCACGCAGTGAAATTGTAGTCTGGCCGATAGGTGGTCTTTGCTGCCGCCCAATCTGCGAAGTTGATATACTTCGCAGGGATGCCTCCCCAATTGACAAGAAGGTCATAGAGGATTTCGTGGAATGGCGTAGCGTTGTAATAAAGCACGCGCTGCACGCGGTCGTTCTGACTTTGAGCCGCTGCTGTTGTTCCGGCCAGTCCTCGTGTCAGCCCATCGAAGTAGATGTTGCCGCCGGTCGTTTCATAACGCTGGGCATATTGGATCACCTCGCTGTTGATCCTGACATATCCCGCCTCAGGATAGTCGCTCAATGTTGCGCCAGCTACGGTCATGGCCGTTGCTACGTTCGTGATGTTCGAGGCTAGTTCGCCACGGCTCAGATACGGTGCCGTCAGGTTGGTGTCGGTGATCTTTCGCAGGATGTCCTTGGCCGTGATCGAAACGCCATTGCGACCTGCGTCGATCTTCTCGATCACATATTCACGCTGCGTCATGACCGAAAGCGGTTCGCCTATCAGCCCTTCATAGATGTTCAGCGTGTATCCGATGTGATACGGATTGCGGGCAAGCCACTTGCTCCAGAAGCTGCCGATCTGGTCTGGATCATAAGCCCTCGTGGAGACGTATGGATCGGTGCCTACGTCATTCCAAGGGAAGTCTTTAATACGGACATTGCTAACAGCGCGATAGCCTAGCGGGCTTTTATTGCGCGATCCAGAGGCCACGTTGAGGACGGTTGGAGCCGTCTGATAGTTCTGCATTGCCGGGATGGCGAGTGATGGCTGGTATATGTAATCAATCAGGAACGGATCGCCAGCTTCCGTGGTGAGCGTGTTGCCATTCTCGGTCAGCAGATTGGTGTTGTTATCCTGCCATTCGTATACGTCATCGTTGACGAATCGCAGCGTCAACGACTTGCTCAGATCGAGAGCGGATAAGAACTTGCAGGTCTTGTCTGTGTTCCAACAGGCATCGCCAGTCGCATTGCAGGGCGAGACACCGAACGTGCGGGAGCAGAGCGTCTGGATGATCTCGACAATCTCGACGGGGCGCGCTGCAAAAGTCATCAGTAATATCCTGTGACGCCGAGGCTGACAGAGCGATAAGCCTTGATCCCCATGTTTACTGGTTCAACGTCTCGGTCGGTCCAGACGAAGCCGACATCGGTCGTGATCTTCGATGGATTGCCAGCGATGAAGAATGGCTGCAATGGCAGCGTCTTTGCGAACGGCTCGAAGTAGGTATCGTACCAAGCCGTTGTCAGATATTCCCAATCGTAAGATGTGGTAACGGCGCGCCTCTTGATGATGCGACCAAGCCATTGGCCTGTCTCGGAGAACTGTTGCTGTGCTTCCGTGACGCGGTTGAGATTGAGCGGCCTATGCCCTCCGTAGATCGGTATTGGCATTTGCAGAGCAGTGCCAGCGCGAATGATGCCGATGGCGATGTCCGTACCATCATTGATGACAAGTCGCACTTCGCGGATTGTATAGGCAATGCCATCGTTGTTGAAGAGGGCGCAGATGGTTGTGTTGTCTGTTGGGCTGACGGTTGCGCGCGTTGTATGTGCGCCGCCAGCCGTCGATGCGGTCGAGATTGTGATCGTCTTTCCTGATAGATTGTGCGCTGCAATGAAGACGCAATCAATTGTGGCATTAGATGCGGTTTGCAATGTCCAGGTATTAGACCCAGGTGCAAGTTCCCAACGCTGTGATGTGTAGTCATTCGTCGCATAAGACGGATTGGTTCCGCCGCCAGAGACAGTGCCGGTTATCATATCCCACAAGATGCGGGCATGGTTAAGCGGCTGATTCGTTTCGACTATATAACTGGCGGTGTTGATGGTCATGATGTTCCCAATGCCCCGGCAGCAATAATCCAATTTGTACCATCACAGACAAGCATTACCCATGCGCCATCACCACCAGTTGCCGGAATGATTGCTGTTCCAGCCGATCCACCAGCGCGCGGCACAACATTGGTCGATGCGGAGTTAACCGCAAAAGCGCCGCCGATGTTGGTAACAATGATAATGCGACCCGCATGAGAAGCAGCAGTCGGAAGTGTCAGAGTGTTAGTGGCTCCACGATTAGAGATGATGAATGTTACACCAGCCGCGACCGTGTAGTCTGTCGTGACAGTCACCGGAGCGGCAAGGGCAAACGATCCGTTGACTTGCAGCTTCGCCGTTGGCGTTGCCGTGCCGATGCCTACGCGATCCGTGGATGCGTCCACGAAGACAAGGTTGGCGTCTGTGTCGCCCTCGATGCGTTGGTCTACATCAGCGCCAGCATCGTTGAAGACGTTGGCCCCTGCGAATGACGCAGCCGGGATATTCTGAAACAGTTCCGCGCGCGTCTGTTTCTTGGTCTCTGGGACACTTGTGTCCACCACCACATAGAGATCATCGGTGGCCGTGTTGGCCCCGGTCAGTGCTGATAGTGCGCTGATCTTGATGTCGGCCATCAGGCTATCACTCCGCGAATTGTGCCGCCGTTGCGCTGCGTGCTGTTAAGCTGGTCGATGAACTGTCTGGCGAACTTCTCGCCAAAGCCCATCGGATCATTCATCATTGTAAACTGGAAAGTGGTCGTTGGCGATGCCGCTGCCGGGGCTGCGGATGCACCACCGCCACCGCCTCTACGGCCACCACCGCCACCTCCACCACCACCACCGCCGCCGCCGCCTTCCGAGACGCCCTTGATAGCCGCCACGGCACTCATGCCCTTGGCAAAGACGGCGGCGTAATTGGCGAACTTCTGAATGGGCGTGATGGCGGTCGGATCATTCATCGCACTAACGGCTGCGCGGATGGTGTCAACGATTGCTTGTGCGGCTGCTGCGGCCTTTGCCACTTTTAGCAGACGCTTTCCGCCCGCTTGTGCGACTTGGGCCATAGAGCCAAAGAATGAAGACGCGGCAGTCAGATCACCATCAAGGCGTTGAGACTGAATGGATGCGAGAGATGTAGCGTGATCTTCCGCCAGCTTGCGTGATAGGTCATAGTATTCTTGCTCGGAAAGCAGCTTGTTAGCCAGTGCGCCGTCAAGAGTTTCTTGGTTGAGCGTGTATTCTTCCGCAAGGATTTCACGCTCGGTTGCGAACTGATCGCGAATAGTTTGGAGTCTATCGACGAAGAACGGGTCTTCCTCTCGATAGATACCAGGCTCTCGCATTTTGTCTGCGTTGCCATCTTTTCCGGGGATCGCCGGAATAAAAGCACCAGCATTTGATTTCTCGACCATCGCACGAGCGGCAGAAAGATCGGCTTGAAGACCTGATAAGTCTATTCCAATTGCATCAGAAATCTGCTTCCCGAATTCTGCCATTCCTGGCACCATGTCTTGAGCAGTCTGGTAAACAAAATCTAAACCTTTCTTCAGTTCATCCACGCTATCGGTAGCGATTGCAATGCCAGCCGCTAGTGTAATGAACCCGACAAGGCCAATCTTCTTGGCAAGGTTGAAAGCTGTCATTGTAATAGTTGCGGCTTTTACTGCTTGTGCAAATGCCACAAAGCCAGCCGCAGCGCCAAACAGATAGCGCGTAAAGATTGCAAGTCCAATCCCTTTTATGATTTCACCAAGAAGGTCAAGATTGTCCTTCACAACAATGACTGCGCGTGCCACACCTTGCAGAATCTGACCAGCAGCCTCTCCCGCAGACTTGAAGATATCAGTCGATTGTGCGCTATTAACTAATGCCTCAGATACACCGACCAAGGCTGGCGTCATGCCTGTGGTAAAACTCTGCACGGCCCCAGCAACATATTGCTGAAGTCTGGTAATGTTATCGTTGAATTGTTCTGCACCTGCAGCTGCTTCTTGCGAAACAACTACGCCAAACATTCGTGCCTGATTAGTCATTTCGGCAATGCTTGCGGCACCACCGTTGAGAAGCGGAATTAAATCAAGACCAGAACGGCCAAACAATTCCAATGCCCACTGCGATTTTTGCACGCCATCGGGCATCATGGCGAACTTGTCGGCGACATCCATCAGCACTTCGTTAGTGCCGCGCATTGTTCCGTCATTATTGCGAAGAGAGACGCCGAACGCTTGGAAACTCTTAGCACTATCACCCATTTTGCGGGCCATGATGCCAAGAGAACTTTGCAATTGCTCAATAGATAAGTCAGACAATTTGGCTGCGTAATTTAAGCCAGACAACTCTTCAGTTGTCATGCCAACTTTCTGGGCTACCTTCCCAATGTTGTCAGCATAATTTAGTGCAGCCTTCCCAACAGCAACAAACACACCAGCGGAAAGTGCCCCGGCAATGCCTTTCGCAAATCTGCTTAATGCACTTTCTGCCTTGCCTAGTGCTCGATCAAGGCCAGTCGTGTTGCCATTTATGGCAATTTCAATTCCGCTAGATTGAGCCATGTAACAGTTCCTTTAATTCCTCTACATCGGCCCTAGTCAGTTTCCCGGCGTATGTTTCGCCTGGCTCTTTCGGCTTTTTCAACTCGTATTCCAACCACCACTCGGGAATGGTCATCTCCCAGAAATCGCTAGGCTGAATTCCCCATTCCCTCGCCCATAGATACATTCCGTTCCAGTCTAGTTCTCCATACTCTCCATGATCTTCGCCCTCGCCTTCGACTGGCTTTCGGTCTGGGCGTCTGGATTTTTTGACTTGTCTTCAGTCGGAGAGAACGATGTGAGCACAAGGCTGATCAAGGAAGTGATGCTCTCCTGATCGCCCGTTACAAGTTCCTCATAGACCTGTTCGTCCGTGACCCTGCACCCTGCCGCCGTCAGCATCTTTGCAAGCACGAAAGAGATGTGGCTGACAGGCGGATGACCTTGGCTTGTGCGCACGGCGATGTCCGTGAAGGATATGTCGCCCATCTCGATGGATCGCATTAGCTTCATGGAAGGGACGAAGCGATACTCTTCACCCTTCCACTTGATTGTTAGCTCCCGAAAGATTGCCATGATTACGATGCCGTGAACGTAATCGTTCCAGAGGACTGGATCGAGGCCGTGAAGGTCGTGGCGTCTGCCTGTTCGCCGGTCACAGCGAAGCTGGCAAGAAAGAAGTTGCCGGTGAACGATCCAAGGCCGAGCAGTTCAATGGTGTAGGCTTCAAGCAGAGCCGAGGAAGTTCCAACGGCAAGCGCCAAGAAGGTGGTGTCCTCAAGGATGCCTTCGACTTCGGCATCGATGGAGCGGACACCGACATCAGCCAGCATCTTGCGCCAACCGTTGTCATCCTTTTCGGTGAGATCGATCGGTTCGTTATTGATAGTGAAGCTATCAGCGCGAGCACCAGCCACGGCAGTCGAGCCGCGCTTGATACGAACTTTGCGTCCAGCAATTGCGGGCATGTTCTAGTTCCTTTCTTAGGTCACGGGTCCACGAATGTTAGAGAATGCCACCGTGGAGCCGACGCTGTTGGTGGCGGTTACGCGGCACCGGATGTATTTTCCGGTGTCCGATCCAGTGAGAGTATAAGTCAATCCAGTAGCCGATGCGATGTTGGCCCATGACGGATCGTTTGGATCAGCCACGTTGCCACGCTGCCACTGGCGAGCGAACGTGATCGTAGCATCACCAGCCCATGTTCCGTTCGTCGTCGTCTGGACGTTCGTTCCAGACAGCGTGCCAGTGATGGCAGGAAGGACAGTGTTGTACGGGCCGATGGTGGCCGTCATGCTTTCGCCGCTCTCAAGTGTGGCGGTAAAGGTCACGACATCAGCCTGTTCCGCGCCGATCTGAAGGCCCTGGAGCATGAAGTCGCCGGTTAAGGTGCCGATACCAGAGATCGTGACCACGCACTCCTTAAGAAGCGCCGTGGTAGCGGTGCCCACGGAATCCGCCAAGAGGACGGTATCCTTCAGCACGCCTTCGATCTCGCAAGAGACAGAGCGCAATCCGACATCTGTCAGCATGGTGCGCCAGCCAAGATTGTCTTTGTCCGTGATGTCAAGTGGCTCATTATTGATCGTCACGCTGTCAGCACGAGCGCCCACGATGTTGGAGCCGTTGCGGCTTATGCGAACTGATCGGCCAGAAATAGCCATGCAAGAACCTCTTCTTTGGCCGTGATTATATCACGGAAACTATGCAATCCACAATACACGGTACAAGATGAGGCCGCGCTTGGTCTTGCCATCAGGATCGCGCGAAAAATTGCAACTATCGAGTTCTGTGGTGATGTGCGTGACGCCAGCGATAGAAAGCGGCTGGCGGCGCATCCTGCCATCGACAGCATCGACTACGGTCTTGAGATCGAGCATAGATGCGGCACGGTCCCATACGTCGATCTGCACGATGGCCGATCCACCAAGGTCATCTTTGCTGTCGAACGGATTGATTGTGTCAGCCCCGATGGTGATGAACGGGAATGCCGATTCCAACTCACTATCAGCCGCTTGTGGGACATCGGTAAAGATCGCTACGAGCGGGCTATAGTAGGTGCTGAGAAGACTGGTGACGGCGCTATCGTTAAGCCGGTTGTAGACTGCCGTCTGGAGGTCATCAGATTTCATTTCGTTGTCTTCTCCGCGCGTGCCTTGGCCTTGGCGATTGCAATGTTAACCAATTCTAGCATCCGTGGGATTGCTCGCTCAACAGCAGGTATCCATGCAGGACGTTTGCCCATCTTGAATGTGCCGAACTCAAGGTGATAGGCATATGGCAACCGGCTTCCGATTGCGCGTCCATATTTGCCTCGGTTTTCAATGTAGGTTGATGTCAGCAAAGCGCCTCCATCGGTGGCCGGGGCTTCGCCTTCTTTTGACGCCTGATGCTTGATGTCTCTGTTTTTTCCCTTGTAATAAATCCGACCTGTTTTCGGCGGGTTCTCAATAGCATTTCTAACGTCTCTGAGAGCGTTTTGTGCGGTTGCTTTAACAATCAGCTCTAGATTGTTGCCAAGGTCTTTCCCATAGGCTTGCAAGGCCGCGTTGACCTCTTTCAAGCCCTTGATCTCGACCTTGACGTCCGTCACGCTGCGACCCCGCCATCAACGTCGATCTGAAGCCACTTGTTGGCGAACTCCATGTTATCGAGGAACCGGATATTGTGGATCTTGTTCCTGATCTGCACGCGGTCGGAATCTAGCAACGCGGAGGTGTAGCGCACAACAAGACGCAACCGAACGGTTGCCTCAGTGCGGTCATGGGCAAATCGCTCCGAGCCGCCAACCGGCACCACATAGGCGCGGGTCGGTGCGCCGGAAACGGTAGCCCAGGATTCCGTCTGTCCTCCTGCTCCGTCGCTGGTCAAGGTGCGGCGTTGGAACGTCACCGGCTCCTTGAGCTTGCCGGAATTCATGTCGCAACATTTCATCATCTGGCGTTGAACTCTATAATGTCCATGTTGACAGCGACATCGACGGTGCTGGCCGATACGTTGGCAAGGAAGCCGAAATCACATAACGGCGGGAAGTAGAGAGGCGGATCGAATACAACATCGAAGAGACCGGAACTCTGCGGATACTCAGTCACCATTAGCATAGAACTGTATGGTGCCGCAGTCTCAAGGATATTTTCGCGCTTGTAGAGAACGATGTTGGCCTTCTTGTCAGCATCGCTTGAGATGGTCACGTTGCGGAGTGCCGCGCTGCGGTCTCTGGGCGTGGTGTAGACAGCCATTTCTGTCTTGCCGCGTGCCAGTGTGCCATCTGCAATAACTGCCCAGTCCTCGCCTCCTGCGGCATTCTCAATGGTTATTGTACCAGCGTGCGATCTGGCGCTCTGCGTTGAATACGTTCCAGACTTGGACACATAGACATCGAATAGGCGGATAAATGACTTCGACGTTTGCGCGCTTGCGGATGCACCTGCTGTTGCCAGCGCCTGGGTGCTGTAGTCACCGAACTCATCAATGCCGATTAAAATAATTTCTCTCGCACCGGAGCCGTTGGCGGTGTCGTTCGCATTGCCACCGGCCTTGATGCGGAGATGAACATGGGCATTTGCTTGGGGCGTGCGGTAGAAGCCAGAACGAGATACAGGCACGAAGCTGGAACCGATGGAAATATTGCGTCCGAACTTGTTGAACGACCGACAACCCGAAGCCAGTCCGCGCGCAATGTCGAGACTGCTGGGATAGGTCATATCTTCATGGCCTTATATTGAGCCATAATGACCGAAGCGCCGGATGCGTCATAGGCATCACTTGCATCGCAGTCATCGCCACGGTTGCTATAGAGGAAAGCCGCAAGCTGCTTGACGGCACGCTTCATTGGAGACGGCACTGCTGCTGCATTGGCGAATCCAGACACATAGATGATCTGGATGGCGTTATTGGCTCGCAGAGCAACCGGCCAAGTCTGGCCTCGCTTGAGTGTCAACCTTCCAGGCGTCTGGTAGATGTCAATGTCGAAGACATTGGCAACCGTGACTGCCGTTGCATTGCTGCCTTCATCGTAGACAGTGACTGATGTGATAGACTGAAGAGGCCAACGCGGAATGGCAAGGCTTTGAATTGTGCTGGTGCGGTAGAGTTCTGTGATCGACATCTCGCGCACGCCATCCCACCAAGCCTCGCCACCAGCGGGCCAGCGATCAAGCGAGAGCCGCCACGACTGCGTTATGAATGCAAGGCCGGTCATGTTCTCGATCTCGGTCCTAGCGTCCGTGATGAGCGTATTCGCCTCCGCGTCAGGGAGTTCCGTCGAATCAGTGCGAAGATGCGTGCGGAGTTCCGCAGCCGTTACCGGCTCGGATGCAGGGGCGGAAGTAAGAACCGAACCCCGGAACTGATAAAGCGGAACGGCGGCGCGAAGGCTCATAGATTAACCTTTCCTAACTTTCTTCTTTGGCGTTTCGATCTTGGTTTCCAGATCAGGGATTGACTGGATTTCGATTGCCACACCATCCGCTATTGCCATTTCTGCAATAGGGCTTTCGATGGTTGTTCCGGCTTTTAACTTTAAGATCGTATGCCCTTCTGGGGCGCACGCATAATCATGCAGAAGAGTTGCCTTCATCTTATGTATCCATTGGCGCGTTGATAATGGTCAGGCCGAGACGCCCCATTGCCACGAACGGTTCCTGTTCCGTGACATCCGCAGCAGCAAAAAGGGCATCCACATCCTCTTGCGTGCAAACGACGCCCTGCGCTGTAGCTGCCGTGTAGACCGCCACTGGATCGCCGGGTTCGCTGCCAATCAGCACCCAGTCACCGCCGTATTCGTACTGCGCCCAGACCTGTAGCGGCACAAGATACCCATACTCAGGCGGCACATAGCCTGATGAGATGTAGTGCGTTGCGGGGTCTAAACCGGATGCGGAGAGCGGTGTGATCCACATGCCTTCGCCGCCGGGGCCAAAGGATTTGGCAATCTGGCGAGCCAACTGAACTCTGTCAGCCGGGACAATGAGAGTGCGGAAGATATAATCCATCAGTATGCCATCGTCCTTCCGTCGACCCATGTTTCGGTATTGCTGATCGTGGTTGCGTCAAGGTTTGCGCCGAAGCGGACAATTAAACTATAAATTTTTCCGTTGAGGTATCCGGCAGCAGTAGCTTGTCTTCCTATGTATAGTACCTGCGAACCAAAACTTGTAATGCCGCTATCCGTAGCAGAACCGATTGCTGTAACCGTTCCATTTTCTCTTAATGAAATCTCACCCGTCCCTGTTGCAGCGGCATCGTACAGAGTTGAAAAAACAACTGTATACGGCACAACTTTAGTAACTCGCGGTGATTGATTAACTCCCGACCCATTTAGAGCGGCGCGGTAACTATCCGTCGAACCATCGCCAGTAAGAATACGCATCATGGCATCTGTCGCAGTAGTCGTAGTATCGCCAAACTGCCATACTGGACTATTGTTTGACCTTGGTGTCTCTACCCTGACCCCGGCAAACATCTGTGCTTTAACTCCAGCACCGGGATTAATAGATGCTGTAGTAAGGAAGTCATCTGTGCCATCAAACTTAAGGTAATACGGGAAACCCGTGGTGTCGTAATTAGTACTGGTTACTACAGCTTGGTATGCGGGGAGACCTACGCCAGTGTTGGTTACTCGAAGGTCAGCAGATGTTACTGACCCAGATACCGTTAGAGTTAAAGTACCAGCCGTGCATACCAGCGAGTTTGATCCTGCGCTGTATACTCCGACATTGGTTCCAGATGTTGTAACTGTGCCAGTACCACTAAAAGCAAGAGTGTATGTAGCCGCCCGTGTCGTAACATTTTGTGTTGCCAGCGTAGCAGTATTTAGAAGTTCATTTACCCTAGCACTCAGCACGGGGCAAGAGGCGGGTGTGGACTGTGTAGCGGTGTTGCCGCGACCGGACTTGTCAAGAATGCGGCCTACAGGTTGCTCCACCGCCGTAACAGGCGTGGTCCCCACGCTGTCTTGGAACATCGTGGTGAAATCAGACGGATCGTACCAAGCACCCTGCTCACCTGCTGAGAACAATGCACCAGGAGAAAAACTGCGTCCATAAAGAACAGTAGATGAGAGAAGGCCAAGACTTAGGTTTATCATGGTGTCACTTCCGACAAGAGGGCTTGCAATATTGTCGCCTTTCGCCAATCGAAGTCTAATTATTTCCGCGCCAAAGTCTGTCATTTAATCCGTAACCTGACGGACAACGATGATTCCGAATGTGTCTGTTCTAACCGTGTCACCGCTGACAATTTTAAGATCACAAATGAGTGGTCGTTCTTCATCAGTAAGAGGCCACGCGGAAGTGTCACTAGCGGAAATTAAAATTTCCCCAGTCGCCGCACCAGATGTATCAATCGTCAACGTAGCAACCGCCGAAAAATCCCATGTTTTGACCTGAGAAGTAACGGTGTCTCCGGTCAAATCAACGACTCCATCCGCATCCGAGACAATGATTTTCCTGGTGAACGTATCACTTCGCTTATGATTCGTTGTCTGGATGCGGCTTGCCATCAATACCATCCAATGACGGTTGCTGTGGTTGCTGCGCGAACTTGAACGGCGCGGATTGGAAGAATTTGTCCCTTTACAACCGCGTATGTCACATCAACGCCGCCAATATCACGAACAACAAGATTGCCGTCTGCGTTGACATAAAGAGCGCGAGGACGAACCGCAAGATCAGAGTCTCCTGGCGTAATGGAGAAGTGCCGATATGCGGGACTTTCAAGCCCCATTGTATGATTGGAATACGGATCAGACATTTTTTATCTCCGGCTGGAGTGAGAAAGGTAGGGGCGGCTTTGAAACCGCCCCTTCGAGATTACGTAGCAGCCACGTTGGTGCCGACGAAGGTGGTGGCAGCGCGGTGCGGCACATTGAGGATGCCGTAGACCTTGACGGTCGCATCGGTGCCGGTGGTGCCAACGCCGTTCATGCGAACATAACGCTTGCTGCCCTTATAGCCGATGCCGCCGATGATCTTGTTGTCATCGCCATCGGCAGTGACAGACAGGGCAATCGTGCCATTAACTGAATCAGCAGCGACAATGGCCGCAGCGTCACCAGCAACGGTCGTGTCGGAGTGCTGGGCCGTGAAGGTGAAGCCAGCAGCAGCGCCAGCATCGGTCACGGTGTCGGTGGCAAGCATCAGGGTGACGGCATCAAAGCCACGGGTATCAACCCAAGAAGTAGCACCGGCAGTGGTGCCAGAGAGAGTCACGGTGCCAAGCAAGACAACCTGCTTGTTGGAAAGCATATCACGCATCTCAAGAATCCTTCTTATCGGCGTGGTTGCGGAGCGGCGTTATTGCCGCCCCGCGTTAGTTGTTACGAGCCAAGCTTGACCAGCTTGATGGCCTCGAAGTTGACCACATCGCCACCGACGCGCTTCGTGGTGTAGAATTCCACGTAGGGCTTGGCAGAGTAGGGATCACGCAGCGTGCGGATGCCGAGGCGGTCCACAATCTGATAGGCTTCGCGCATATCGCCGACGGCGATGGAGAGCGAGTTGGAGGCCGGGTCCGGCATGTCCTCGAAAGATGCCACCGGATAGCCGAGCAGCGTTGCTGGCTGACCGGCAGCAATGCCGGGCGACCAGAGGTAAGCGCCATCCGAATCCTTGGCCTTGCGAACCAGAGTGAGAGTCGCGCGGTTCATGAACCAAGTGGCGTTGTTCCGGTACTGCTGCTTGAGGCCGTAGAGCGCGTTGATCAGCGCATCGCCGCCCGAGGGAGCCGCAGCCAGAGCGCCAGAAGCGCCCGTGGGGAACTGCTCGATGGTGCCGGGGAGCGTGGTGCCCGAGCCATAGGTCAGGAAGCCACGGGGCTTGTTGGAGCCGTTGCCGACAACGAAAGCGTTGGCTTCGTCACGGGCGAACTTCTCGGCAACCTTGGAAGCAAGCCATGCTTCCATGTTGATCGAGGCGTCATCGAGCAGCTTCTGCGTAGCCTTGGGCTTCGCATAGAGTTCGTGGGCAGGAATGCGCCACTTGCCAAGCTGCGGCGTGTTGGTCTCGGGACGGCTATCCGTTTCGCCAACCCAGCCCGAAGAGGCTTCGTTGAGATCGAACAGGCCTTCGAGGGCATCCGACGAGATGACCTGGACCGAAGCGTATGCACGCATCGGGCTGGTCTCGAAGACCTTCATCACGATACGGCCAGAGAGGTCGGGATTGACCACATAGCCGCCATCGGGATCGGTGCCGACCGAGAGAGCCTTGCGCTCGTCCGGCCCCATGACTTCTTCACCCTTGCGGAGGAATGTGTCGAACGCGGCCTTGTAGCCGTCCATATCGGCAGCGCCGAATGAACCAGCAACAGCGCCACGGCGACGGGCGTTCATGGAGGCCCACTCCTGGGCCTTGCGGTCGAGATCGACCACTTCGCCACGCTCGTCGGTGACGATGCGAGACTGACGCTTAGAAGCCAGAACGGCTTCGTCAGCAATCTTCTGGGCCTTCTCAAGATCGGCTTCGATCTTCTGAAGCTTGGCCTCGGTCACGACATCGGCGCTGCCCTTCTTCTCAATCTGGGCAAGGCGTTCGTCGTTGGCCTTCTTGAACTCTTCGAATCCGGCGTGCAGCGCGTCAACCGCGCCGATGGCCTTCTTGATTTCCTCTGACATGCAGGGATTCCTTTAGCTTTGACAGTGACTGTAAAAGGGCATCGACGCCCTCGATTACGGCCTCTTCATCGCCAGCGTCCCGCTGTCTCTGTAGGGCTTTGAATCCGTGGAGAGTGAGAGCCACGGCCTCTTTGCGGGAGTATCCTGCATCGCGCAGGAAACGCTCGAAATCTCTTTCAGTGGTGATCGATTTGACGTTCGTCACCTTTGCATCCGGCAGCATCGGGAACGTCACAAGGCTGATCTCGAATAGGTCCACTTCCATCAGCTTGCGCACACGGCCATCACCTTCGGGTATGGCTTCCATTGTGCGATAGCCGATAGAC